TACCATTGATCTGAGTGTAGTTACCCAAACGAGTACGGTTAGGACCTGCGTCATTGAAGCCAGTACCATGCTCACCAGATACAGCAGAACCACCTGAAGTAGGTGCGATGAAATCTACACCTTCAGCAATACGTGAATCAGCAGGAGCTGTCAACGCATCAGTCTGCCACTCGTGATAGATTTGAGTAGCTTTAGATTTACCAATTGATGCCATGAACGGAGTTTCGTCACGGGTAATCATTGAAATGAAGTTTGCCAAGTCCTCACGTTGTGAAACGTTAGCGTTTGAAGTGCCTGAAGTTACAGGACCTGTAGGTGCGCCTGTTGCGCGACCACCAGTAGTTACAGCCATTTAAGACCTCCATGTTATATTAATATGATGTAATCATTTACATCTTTCGCGATAAAGAATTCGCTGCGTATTGTTTTAGGAAGGCATCCTGATCTTCCTTAGATGCATCCTCTCGGAATGCACGAGCTTTAATCATTTTTTCTTTGTCAACTTCTTTGGCTTGCTTAGACTTTGCTTTCTTAGTAGGAACAGCTTTCTTAGTTGGAACTGCCTTACGTTTAGCTTCGCCTTTAGCTACACCAGTTTTTAAGATTCGATAATCATTCAGCACACGAATGACATCAGGGTCCATGATTGAATCGACTAGATACTCTGGCAAACCTACGTCTTCACTTAATGCGAATTCGCGAATTTGTTGTGCCATGTCTTCATTGAACCCAGGGACTTTATCTTCGATCACCTCCGAGAAATATTGCATGTTGGTTTCCCATTCTTGCTGTGCTTGCAATTCTTTGTGTTGAGCAAGCTGCTCTTGTAGGTTTTCACGTTGTCTACGAGCATTCCAGTATTTACTCTGTGCTTGCTCACGTTGATCTTTAAGCTCTTCTAATTCGTATCGATCACCCTCATCTCGGGCTTTTTGAATCTTAGCTTCAATCTCATGATATTGTTTTGAGTATTGTTGCTCTTGACCCATCAATACAGCAGCTGAAGTTTCTGACATTTGTTGCACTTGAGTTAACGCTTGTTGACGTTCTTCCTCTAATGCTTGTCGTGCTTCACCAAGTTCTCGACCCTTTTTAGATAGCGAGCTGTCAGTTTGATATCCTTTAAGTAAGTCTGCAAATGAGACATCTACTTCTTTTCCATCAATCTTAACACGGACTAAAGCGTCCAAATCCAAATCTTCTGCTGTAAAGACATCAACATCTTGGGTAGGGGATTCTTCCTCTTCGGATTCATCGCCATCCTCATCTGACTCTTCATCAGCTTCTTCTTCAGATTGCTCATCACTAACGGTTTCTTCAGACTCTTCTGGGTCTTCTTCTTCGTCTGAATACTCCGGATCAACTTCGGGAATCTCCTCATCGGGTAGCGGTTCTTCATTTTGTAGGAACGATGTCCCACGAAGAACGGCATCCAGGAGTTCGGCTTCAGTTTGACCATTTGTAACATCTCCGTGATCCATAGCGGGTACAGTTTGATCATTACTCATAATTTATCTCCTCACTCAGCAGCTGTTTTTGTAGCTGTTTTCTTTGTTACTTTCTTCACTGGAACCTCAGCAGGTTTAATGCTAGGCTTTTCTGGAACTACTTTTTTATTGTAGATCTCTTGAAGATAGTACAAAGAATGCAAATGCTGTGAGTTTAGCTTTGCCTTACCAGAGCTACGCATTGCGTCAAACTCTAGTAGGTTAATCATTTCGTTTACGTTTTTAAGTAGCTTTTCATAATCTACTACTCGATTAGTTGCTGTCATTATTAGTGTCCTCTCCTAAATAATTTACATTCTTACCATACGTCTCGTATTGAACTAATCGAGACTTTACATCTCCCAAAGACAAAACACAGGAGTATATGAATTCACGTTTCTTATTCTCATGTGGTTCTGTGTTTAGGAACTGTAAAAAGTAATCTGTTAATAGTTCGCCATAGGCACCGTCAAAAAAGTGTTCACGTTCTCTAATTGCAAACTCTGCTTTAACTAATGCCTCTTTAGCGACGATATCTGGATGCTGACCTTTCAGCTTCTTCTCAGCTGCTCCTCGGTACTTTTCCATAATATTACATCATCCCCTGTTGTTGTTGCATCATAGCCATCATTTCTTCTTCTGATGGTTGTATTTGTTGTTGCGGCTGACCCTGAGGTTGCATGCCTTGCTCAGGTTGCTGAGGTGGCATTGGAGTGTTAGACATATCAATTGCTTGTTTAGCAAGTAATAGTAAGTCTTCAAAGTTTGGTGCAGGGGGAATCTGTGCTCCCTCTTTAACTGCTTTAATAGCCAAATCAGCCCACTCTTGTTGATGCTTATCAAGTGCAACAGCAAGTTGTTTAATATTGTCATCCGACGTATTCTTAGCTTGAGCATTAGTGTAAGACACATTAGCTTCTTGTAAAGCTAAATCAGCAGCAGCTTTCTTTTGAACCAATTCTTGTTCAGTTTGTTTAGCTTGTGATTGCTGTTGTAGTGTCTGAGCTGCTTTCTGCTTAAACTCATCATTAGTGTAGTCTTCTAAGAAATCATTAGAGTCTACACCCATAGCTTCCATAATCTTAGTTGCTAATACAGCAGGGGCTTCTGGCTTAACAACCATACCTGCACCTGCTTGATTTAGCGCAGGTAAGATCTGTTGACCTACCATGTTAAGCTTATCAAGTTTATTCTTATTAGAGTTTTCACCCAAGTCTAGGAATACTTCCACATCAAGATCATAAGGTAACGTTTCAGTATTAACTGTAGCGTATAAGCCTTGATAGTGGAACTTCATTTCTTTCATACAGTCACGCATAGTCGCATATACACCTTGACATAAACGCTTAAGACCAGTCTCAGCAAAGCGTCGAGCAATGTGTTGAATACGTTTTTGTGATGCAGACTGTACTGCTGCTACCTTTTGCTCAGAGTTACCTGATACATACAAAGTATCATTAAGACCTTGTGCAGCCTTAGACATACCAGTAGCTTGTTCTTTAATTGTTTGCAGATGTTGTAGTAGTGGAACTGTACCAGTACTAATAGTCTCTGGTTGTAGTTGTGCTACTGCAGCATTAGGATTACCATTAGTAGGAATAATCTGCTTAGGTTTCATATTCTGAAGTGCAGAGAAGTCTACTACGTTTGGATCAGCAAGCTTAGGTGAGTAGTTTGTAAGATATGTATTCTCAACAAAACCACGCAAGATAGCAGTTGCTGCCAAAGTAGAACTACGAGTAAAGTCTGCAATAGACAAACCATAGAACTCATGGGGAATGTCAATCGGAGACAAAGATGCGAGAGGAATCATATCACAGTCTTCTTCAGATAAGATATGTGTACCTGCTGTAATAAAGTGTTTCAATTCAGCAACACCATCACCATCGCGATCTACACGCAACCAACATTCTGTTACAGTAACCTCACGGTTAGCTTCTAATGGAGCATCAAAGTCACTGAAGTCTGTCAGATAGTTTTGACCTGTTACAAACTTACGAGCTGCCATATCCTGGGAGTAACGTGCAGCACCTAACCAAGGCTCACCTGTCATCTCTTCCCATTCATCTTCAGCAATGTTCTCAGCTACTTCAGGGTAATACTTACGGATCTCTGAGCGAGTCATTTGTGTTTGTACACCTACAAAGGTAGCATCATCTAAAGACTTAGCATCACGAGAGATACGGAAGTTCTCTGGTGGTACGTTGTCAATCTTAACACGAGACTTATTAATCTTACGTTTAAGACGCACATTAATATAGACAAGCTCAACATTCATCTCTTGAGCATTGAATGGATCAGCATCCCCCACTACAGAGTTTTCAAACTCAAGATCACCTACTATCTCAATGTTCTCATCTGCTAGGATTTCATCTAGTTTAATCTGAGAAATACGATCATATTCCTCAAACTTATATTCATAATCTTCAATATAGTCCCAACGAACAATACCGTTCTTCCACAATAGTGCAGACTTAATCCATGTTTGGATAATCTCCCAACCATTATTCTGTTTAAAGATACAATAGTTGGTAATCATAGATGCATCACGAGCAGTCTTAAAACTATTAGGTGCATCAGTATATGGCATGAATCGTGCTAACTTACCATTGTTTAAAAACAAATCTGATAAGACAGCAGTGTAAGCTTCTACAGTTTCAGTGGTAGAAGTATCTACTATAGACGATACTCCATTTGGGGTTAAGTGACCTACAGCCATACCTGCGTATTCATAGGTAGACTTCTGTCGTTCTTGGGTTAGGTCAGAACTATTTAACCAGTCACCTAGAGAGTTCTGTACGCCAGTCTCAATTAGGTTGACAAGTTGTTCGTCAGTAACCTTTTCTTTATAACCATGTGGACCTGCCATCAGACAACACCTCGACCAGTTATAATACCTTTAGTTTCTTTTAATTCTTTAGACGTATACTGTCCTTGTTTTGGTGTTGCTGTAGGTTTCTTTTCTTTAGTCTGCTTAGACTGCTCAGCAATCTGTTGTTCGTTGTAACGCATTGTTACCTCCTATCTAACTATCGACATAACATAGTCCATAAGGGAGTCCCGATATGGCTGCGAGTCTAGACATAAATACAAATTAATGCAGGTACGTCGAGACTCTCTTATAGGCTAGGTTAAAGTAGCATACTCTTCCCACGCAGTATGCTAGTGCGCTGAGGACAATTGGGAAATAATGCTTTAGCATTACAGCTAAAGACTTATGTTTATAACCAATTAGAATCATCAGGTGACCAGTCTGTTATCTTGTGTCTCCAAGAAACATTAGTGGTCTGTAGACGATCCCAATGGGTTCTTAATACTTCACATCCCATAGCTAACGCCATGACAGAATCATCGTGTGATCCTGGAGCTGCCTCAGTCTTACCTGTGGATGTACTAATATAGTCCTTCAGCTCTTGTATCATGATAGGTGACGGTATCCGTACCTCTTCGTTTTCTATCAGATTTTTAAGGTTGCCTATGATTACAGGTTTAGTAGCAGATGTGGTTCGGAAGCCTAGTCGCTCTCCTTCATCATTACTTACATTAGCGATCTTAGTCTGCTTATATAAGTTGACATACCCCATCGCATCTAGTTTCTGTAGGGTAGCAATACCCATACTATTACTCTCAACACATAAGAATGCGTTATTGTAATACCTAGACAAATAGAATAGTAACTCACCATACAGACTAGGATCTATCCTGTTATCCCTGTACAGTGCTACTACTTCATAACTTTTATTTAAGACAACAGCTGTTGAGTAGTCTTGCCCTACACCTAAGGCTACGTCAGCTGCCACTACATAAGGTTGTTCCCAATCAGGGAATGCCCACTGATGTAGTCGTCCTTCTTTATTCTCATCAAACATCTTACTGTTTGGATCCCAGGATGAATACCTTTCCGGTCCTTCTGGGATAAGCATATCTAGCTTTTCCAAATTAAAGACATTAGAACCTGAGACGATAAACGCTTCATCAGCGGTAGCAGGGTACTCTTGTCGAAACTTAAGTTCCCCACCCTCAGCAATCTTTAATCGTCTCCAGTATAACTGGTCATTATCTAAGTCATACTTCTCCTTCAGCTTCTCTTCTTCAGAGCTTAGCTCCATACCCTCAGGTGCTGTACGTCTATATTCTGTTGTCCAGAACCAAGGTAGGAAGATAGGAAGGTATTCATTCTCCCCTGCTACTGCTCCTTTCCAGAGTCTATAAAACTCCCCTTGTGCACCGTTTGCAGTTGACTCAAGGATAACCTCAGTTCCCTCAGCTTGAGATATACCTTGGAATAAACCTGCCAATATCTTTTCATCGTGCTGCCAGAATGCAACCTCAGATAGGTGCGCAATAGTAGGTGTAGTACCTCGACCTGCTTCAGGAGAACCCGCAGTATAAAGCCTGTAACTACTCTTAGCATCTTTGTCTTGAAACGCAGGGCTACGTATGATAATTTCTTTAGCATTTGATCTCTCCTCATTTGGTTTGAGTACCCCCTCCATGTTCTGGATAAGGTTCTTACTCATGGTAAAGAGGGCATCTGATGTCGCACTATCATGCGCCATGATAACAGATCGAGAATGCTGAGAGAAATAACTTTTCCAGAATACTCTGCCTGAACAATAGGTACTGATACCTTGTTGTCTAGCCTTAAGGATTATTGCTCTAACCCTTCCAGTTTCTTTGAGTTGGTTCTCTAATTGTTCTGTGATGTATTGCTGTGCTGAATTAAGTGTAAATGGTACAAATC